TGACTGGTGATGCTACCAATGGAGCAGCTCCAGTATGGGACACAATTGATGCAGGTACTATTGACAGTGGTACATTAGGTACTGATAGAATACCAAGTTTAAATGCAAGCAAAATTAATGCTGGTACACTTGGTACAGATAGAATACCAAGTTTAAATGCAAGCAAAATTAATGCTGGTACATTTGATAGTGCTAGATTACCTGACTTGACAGTTACCGACTTTGGTGACGCAGCTGTTCAAACAGGCGCTGAAGTTGCAGCAGATGGTTCAAATTTAGTTAGCAATGATACTTCATTCTTAACAGCAAGTGCTGTTAAAAACTTTGTTGAAGGTAAAGGATATGCTACAGCAGGCGGCAGTGTAGGATCTGCAACAAACGCAACAAACGCAGCTAACTTTGCTGTATCTACAGTACCAGCTACTGGTACTTATAATGTTGTAATGGTTAGTGGCCAGTCTGGTAATTTAGATGCTAGAGTAGACAGCTCCGGACTTAGTTATAATATTGCTACTCAAGTGCTTAATACTACAGCATCGTCAGCAAACTACGCTGACTTGGCAGAGAAATATGTAGGTGACGAAGCATACGAGCCAGGTACGGTTGTTGTATTTGGTGGTGATGAAGAAATTACTGCTTGTACAATAAAAGGTGACCGTAAGGTTGCAGGCGTTGTATCTACTAATCCAGCTTACTTAATGAACAATGAATTAGAAGGCGACACTGTTCTTCCATTAGCATTAACAGGGCGTGTGCCATGTAAAGTAATAGGTACTGTTGCAAAAGGCGACATGCTTGTAACTAGTGCAATACCAGGTTATGCTATTGTTAATAACGATCCTAGTTTAGGTACTGTTATTGGTAAAGCTGTAGGAACAAAAGACGACGACGGCAGAGGTGTTGTAGAAGTTGTTGTTGGACGCTTATAATAAATACATGTACACAGGAGTTTAATAAATGGCATTAAAAACAATTAATTTAGGAAATGTTGCTAACGACGGAACAGGTGACGATTTAAGAGAAGCATTTGAAAAGGTTGTATTTAACTTTTCCGACTTAGATGCTAGAACTCCTGAAGCAACTACTGTAACAAATTTAGGAAGCGGAAGCGGATTATACTTTGATACAAACGTCAACGATTTAAGATTTAAATCACTAATTGGCGGAACCAATGCTACACTAACATCTACAGACAATGAAATTACAATTGATGTTGATGCAGGTGTAACACAGTTTATTGTTGCAGGAGATACTGGTAGTCTAGTTGTAACTGAAAATACTACTGTTACAATACAGGGTGGAACTTTAATATCTACTACTAGAGACGGTAATAATATTAGAATCGATTCAAGTGCATTAGGAAGTCTTTCACAAGACCCTGCGCCACAATTAAGTGCCGCACTAAATGCAAATGGTCAAAATATTGGTAGTATACAAACACTATCAGCTGTTACTTTACAAGGTAACTTAACTGGTAACGTTACTGGTAATGTACATAATATTGATATTAGAGACTTAGATTACTATCGCCAGCCTAGTAACAGTTGGGATTTTGGATCTATTGGAGATGTAGCAGTAACAAATATTTACGATTTCTTATTTAAAACAGTAGACGTAGATTTTGGTGGCATTGCTGCAGCAAGACCTAATATAACATTAGATGCCGGTTCAATTAATATACCAGCGTTCTAAATAAAGGAATAATCTTGGATGGCGAATATCTGGACAGTACAAAATAATATAAGTTTAGGAACATACAACGAGTCAGTATCACTAAGTGGTGCTAGTGCAATTCAGATGGCTGTTCCGGTTGGGTCTACATTAAAATTAATTAGTGGAAATATACCTCCAGGACTACGAATAGACGGAACTACACTTAGAGGTACACCGTTAGAAGTTGCAAGAGAAACTGAGTTTAAATTTGTAATACGTGCAACACTTAATGACGAGATTGAAGACAGAACTTTTAAAATAACTATTGTAGGGGCAGATGAACCTATATGGGTTACACCAGAAGGCGACTTGGCTTTGGGCAACAACAATGCTGTATATGTGCTAGACTCGAGTCCAATAAATTATCAATTACAAGCAACTGACAAAGATCTAGGTGCCGGACAAAAATTAGAATACTTTATAGCATCAGGGGACGGACAACTACCTCCGGGTATTACATTGTCATCTACTGGGCTAATTAGTGGTGTTGTTGACCCTGTACTAGCATTAGATAAATTAGCTGCACAAGGTTACTATGACGACAATGCTTACGGAACGTATGCATTTGACTTTGGTACAAGGCCAGCAAACGGATACGATAGTTATTTTTATGACGTTGATACATATGATCTAAGTGTGCCAACTAAATCGCCTAAGAAACTTAACAGAAATTATCAATTTAGAGTTAGTGTGTCAGACGGAGACACAGTATCTAAAAGACAATTTAGAATATATGTAGTCGGTGATGATTTTTTAAGATCAGACAATACTATTTTACAAATCGGTGACGGTGTGTTTAGTGCAGACAATACACACGTTAGAACACCTATATGGTTAACACCTAGTGAACTTGGCTACCGTCGTGCTAATAACTATGTTACTTTATTTTTAGATATTGTTGATAAAGAAACACTATCTGGATTCGTAGGATTTACATTAGAAAATGTAAATGACGACGGCAGTCCTAGTATAATACCTCCAGGACTAGAGCTTGACAGTGCTACTGGTGAACTAGCAGGCGTTGTTCCGTATCAACCGGCTGTAACAAAAGAATACAAATTTACTATAAATGCTGTACGTTATGCTGCTACTGGAACAACTACATTTGAAAATGTAGATATTCTTATATATGACAATGCTTCTAAAGGCGATACTGTAATTAAGATTAGTAAAAATGATAGACTTTTAGATCTTTTAAATCAAACTATTACTATTAAAGGACAAACATATTTGATAACACAAGTTAATAATGCTATATTAGCATTTGACACTATCACTATTAATAGACCTTTAGAAACATATACAAGAGCAGGTCTTGTGTTTACGGAAGAACTTACTGATAGCACAACTAGTATACTTGAAGCAAATAAAAAGAAAACATTTACAGTAACATTATTAGGCGAAGTTGATTCAACTATTACATGGTTATCTGATAGTAAGTTAGGCATCATTGGAGCAAACTATACTAGTGTATTTGCTGTTAAGGCTAAAACATCTGTACCAAATGCTGTTATAAGATATACCTTAACTAGTGGTAGATTGCCGCCCGGACTTACACTTGCACTTGATGGTGAAATATTTGGTAAGGTAAGACAGTTTGGTGAAAACTATTATAGAGCTTTTTGGAAATCAGGAAGGGTATATAACGCCGGAGATGTTGTAAAGTATGATGGAAACTTGTATCTTGGAAATAGTACGCACACCGCAAGTGGATCTTTTAGTACCGATTTAACTACTAAATGGGAACCTTACAAATTTGTTAAATCAGGATTGGCAACTTTTGATTCTGGTGAGTTAGTATTTGACGGAGATAGTACAACTGTTGATAAATCTTATACATTTACAGTTAACGCACAAGACCAATTTGGATTTAGTGCAATAACAAAATCATTTACTATTAATGTTGACGATCCAAATGATTTTGTATACAGTAATTTAATTGTACAACCAATGATGAAAGAATCACAAAAAGCACTCTTTAATAACTTTATTAGTGATCCTACTATCTTTACTCCAAGCGATATTTATAGACCAAGTGACATACAGTTTGGTATACAGAATCAAGTTAAAATGTTAGTGTACGCAGGAATTGAAACTAAGTTTATACAAGATTATGTTGCTGCTGCATCTAAAAATCACAAACGTAAGAAATTTAAATTTGGTAGTATAAATTCAGCCATTGCAAAAGTTCCTGGAACAAATGATTCAGTATACGAAGTTGTATATGTAAATATTATTGATCCAGCAGATACTAACAGAGGCGTTGTTAAAGAAAGTATAAAAATTAAAACTAGAAGTGCTCTTAGTATTAACCAAGCAAATTATGAAACAAAAGATAATTCATCCGGAGTTATTGATGACAATAGTTATAGATTACGTGCTAAAACTAATCCGTTGGATATAAGCAGTGATGCTGTTAAAATTAGTGAAAATTTAGATAATAAACGATACATAAGTAACATAACAAATATGAGAAACCAACTTGCTAAAGTAGGTGTTTCAGATGGGAGCTTCTTACCATTATGGATGAGAACCCCGCAAGAGAACAGTATTGAAGAATTAGGGTATGTTACAGCAGTTCCGCTGTGTTATTGTAAGCCCGGTCAAAGTGCTGACATAATTATAAACATTAAAAACAGTGGATTTAACTTTACTACGTTAGAGTTTGAAGTTGATAGATATGTAATCGATTCAACTAAAGGTAATAGTGAAGAACAATACATCCTATTCGCAAACTACGAGTTTAATGTTTAATAACGATAAATAGTTGTAGGAGAACAAAATATGGCAAGTAATATAACCAACGCAAATATAGAAGATGACTTTCCGGTAGCAGGTCAGGATAACGATAGCCAAGGCTTTCGTGATAACTTTAGTGAAATTAAAACAGGCTTAGGTACAGCTGCTACTGAGATAACATCTTTACAGTCTACTACAGCAAAGCTGAATGCAAACAATACTTTTTACGATAGTGAAAATGCTGTTCCAGTTGAGTTAATTAATCCAAGATTAAGAGAAATTACTAAAACATATCATCAAACAGGATCACAAGGAAGTGCTCAACAAGTATCACCGTTTGATATTTCTTTCTCAGGAATTGAAGGCGGACATTATCACAAAGTTACAGTTGGTGCTGTTTCTCCAAGTGTTAGTGCAAATATGACAATAAATGTTAGTGGCTGGCCTGCATCAGGCGAGTATGCTGAAATGCGTTGTGAAATTTTTGCACAGTCCGGACATGCTATAACTGTTACTTTTGCTGCTGGACTTGGTAGTGTTTTAAAAACAGATGGTGCTGCTATATGGTCTTCATTTGTTGTTAATAGTGCAACTAATCCACATGTTATTGACTTCTGGACAACAGATGGTGGTAATACTGTTTATGCAAAATACTTAGGACAGTTTAGTTAAAAATGACACATCCTTTAACAAAGGTTAAAACACTAAAAGATAACGAGTTAGAAGAAAAAATTATTGACCTTAGCACTCGTTATTGGAAAACTTCAAACCCTGACATCCAAAGACAAATCATGCTAATTCTTGACGATTATAGACAAGAACTTGGCGCTCGCCGTGCGAAACAACAAGTTTCTGAACAAAATGGCGAAAATGATCTTGACAATTTAATTAATATCAGTTAAACTGTATACATGCTTATGAAAACTGACGAACTCGGTATACCACGATTCTCTAATAGAGATTTAGTTAATATGATCTATTCAGGTCATGTAGACAAATGCCATGTGGTACTTTGTGAAGAACATGACGATGTAGACAAGTTTAATACGGCTATGGAAGAACAAGGGCTCGATAAACTACAAAAATATATTCCAATAGATGTAGATCAAAAAACATTTGACGGTGTATGTCAAGGTGAATGGTTTATGCCTGATGAATACAAAGACCTTAATGTATATGAATATGTATTAGGTAAAGCAGAAACACCTTGTCCACAACACGTACAAGATCGTATATGGGAAGAAATGGAACAATACAAACAACGTGATATGCACAACTTATTACGTTATATGATATACCTAGTAGACTTTATGCGTGAACATAATATTGTTTGGGGCGTAGGTAGAGGTAGTTCTGTAGCAAGTTATGTGTTATACTTAATTGGAGTACATAAAGTAGACTCAATCCAATATGACCTGGATTGGCGAGAGTTCCTTAGATAAATACGTATATAATAGGAGAATTATTATGGCAATGAATAAAAACGTAAATAAAGTATATAAGTCTATGCAAGGTAAAACAATAGACTTAGAACTTTTAAGACAAAAAAACGAAATGACTCCGGCAGTTGGTAATGCTAGAGTTAATGCACGTGGCGACGAATTAGGCCCAGGCGGCAAAATTATACGCAAAAAAGAAGACATACTTAGAGACTACTATGCAGATAATCCTGCAACTGTTCCAGACGAAAGTGTAGGGAAAATTGTTGCTGACGAACCTGTTGCTGTAGCACAAGAAAGTAAACCTAAAACAACTAGAGCTCAAAAGAAAGCAGCTAAAGTAGAGGAAGTTGTAAACGAACCTACTAAAGCAGAACTTGCAGAGTTTGATGATGAATGGGTTGAAGACGATGACGGCAATTTTGTACAAAAAGGTGACTAATGTCAGAATATATTGATTATGACCAATTAACAAAAGGTCAAACTGGTGTCAAAATGACACACAAAGGAAAACCTAGAGCAATAGGCAACCGAGTGCTTGTTACTGATATGAACTTTGGTGAGCAAAAAACTCAAGGCGGTCTTATTATTGCAAGTGACGATGGTAAAACTAGAGGCATATACCCTCGCTGGGGTAAAGTGTATTCTAAAGGACCGTCAAATAAAGATGTTTATAATGTAGGACAATGGATTTTAATCGAACACGGTCGGTGGACTAGAAACTTTGAGTGCGATACAGGCGATGAAGTCCTCGTACTTAGAATGGTCGAAGCTGAAAGTGTTTTAGGTTATGCAGACGAAAAACCAAATGACCTACGCTTAGGCAACGAATACAGTGACGGGCCAGATACTATTGACCCACAATCGTTCATACCAGAAAAGGATTAATACATGAACTACGTAGAAAAGATTGCCGAATGGCATCATGATCGTAATTTAATTGACGGAAGTACTGACAAAGATCAGTACATGAAGTTGATTCAAGAAGCAGGTGAACTAAGCGATAACATCTGTAAAGGCAAAGATATTCGTGACGATATTGGAGACATGATGGTAGTGTTAATTAACATTATGACCAGAAATGGACTTACAATGGAAGAGTGTCTTTCCGTAGCCTATAACGATATTAAAGATCGTAAAGGAATGATGGTAGACGGTGTTTTTATTAAGGAATCAGATCTAACTTAACTTTCTTAAATAATTCTTCCAAAAGAACTTGACTCTTTAGTGTTTATACAGTATAATGTATGCACTAAGGAGTTTTTTTATGAAGTTACCAACACAACTAACAGGACTAGGTACAATGGGATTAACCGGCATTGTATTAATGTATCTGGATATTACAGGTTCATTAATAGGATGGGCTTGGCCTATTTTATACATATTTTTAATCGTCGGCGGCATTGGCCAGGAGAATACTAAAAAATGAGCATTCACGCATCTATTGACCTCGAAACAATCGATACAAAGCCAAGTGCTACTGTATTAAGTTTAGGTGGTGTTAAGTTTGATCCAAAATCAAATGACGAACCCCACTCAGAGTTTTATATTAAAATTTGCATTGAAGATCAAGATAAGTTAGGTCGTAGTGCAAGTGACGATACAATAGAGTGGTGGGGGAAACAAAATGCAGAAATACGTGACGAAGCATTTGACCAAACCGGTGCTGTTAGCGTAGATGAGGCTTTAAAGCAAATTAGTAAGTTTAGTGTTGGTGTTGATACGTTTTGGGGACAAGGATACGGTTTTGACTATACCATTATGGAAGACATGTTCCGCCAAGGCGGAAGACCTATTCCGTGGAACTTCTGGCAAATACGGGATTCTAGAACACTTTTTAGCGTGTGTAAACAAGATCCACGTAAAGCAATACAGAACGATTTACATAATGCATTAGCAGATGCGTACTATCAATCAAAGTCAATACAAGTTGCTTATAAAGAATTAAACATTGAGCGTTGACAAATCATATAAAAAATGTTAAAATAATAGAAACAATACGGAGAAGAACTTGAAAGAATTATGGGTAGAGAAGTATCGTCCTAAGACGGTAAGTGGTTATGTATTTCGCGACGAAGCACAACGTAACCAGGTAAATAATTGGATTAAAGAAAAAACTATTCCACATTTATTGTTTAGTGGTAATGCAGGTATTGGTAAGACAACACTTGCAAAATTATTGTTCAATGAACTTGAAATACAGGAATTAGATATTCTTGAAATAAACGCATCGCGAACAAACTCAGTAGATGATGTACGTGATAAAATTGTAAACTTTGTACAGATGATCCCATTTGGGGACTTTAAGGTTGTATTACTAGATGAGGCAGATTACTTATCTCCAAACGCTCAAGCGGCGTTGCGTGGTGTTATGGAAGAGTATCATACTACTGCTCGTTTCATTCTTACTTGTAACTATCCAAATCGTGTTATTCCCGCTTTGCATAGTAGGTGTCAAGGTTTCCACATTGCTAAAATTGACCAAACTGAATTCACAGCTAGAGTTGCTGAAATACTTATTACCGAAGGTGTTACTCCTGATTTGGATACGCTCGATACCTATGTAAAAGCAACTTATCCAGACTTACGTAAATGTATTAACACAGTACAAATGAATGTGCAAGACAACAGTTTACTAAAACCTAACGAAGGTGATACAGGTGAAGCTGATTGGAAACTTGACATGGTTGAATTATTTAAAGCAGGCAAGATTCAAGAAGCACGTAAATTGCTTTGTGGTGCTGTACGTCCTGAAGAGATGGAAGAAATTTATCGTTGGTTATATGATAACATTGAATTGTTTGGTGACGATGCACAACAGGATAGAGCTGTACTTGTTATTAAACAAGGACTAGTAGATCATACATTAGTAGCAGACCCGGAGATTAACTTAGCGGCAACGCTTATTAGATTAGCAGCTCTGTAATGCAGATACTTGATAATATATTTCCTACAAGGCTAGTAGATGAAATTGAAAGAGCAATGGCTCATGTTGATACTCCGTGGCAATATTCTGATCATACCTACGGTAGAGGAAAACAACTTAGAAAAGGCGAAGTTGAAGAACCTCAACTAGTACATGCCGCATTTTATGAAGGTGACGGAACATATCTTTGGCCGTTGCTAAATGTTCCTTTGTACTTTATTGAAAAGGAACTTAGCCGAAAAATTATTAGTATACAGCGATGTAAAGTAAATACATTAATGTATACTCCACTATACGAAGATGGGTTGAATCATCCTGTACATGCAGATAGACACGAGCCAGGTTGGCATTCTGTTATATATTATGTTACAGACGGTGATAATCCTACAGTGTTTACAGATGTAAAATATCCTAATTTAGAACACAAAGAATCATCGTATAATATTGTTAACAAAGTAGAACCACGTAAAGGTCGAGTTGTTATATTTCCAAGTGAACTATATCATGCAAGTACACCGACACAACTAAAGAAACGTGTGGCTGCTAACTACGTTGTAAAATTTGAGGATTAATGACTTATCTAGTTACAGAAGAATGTATTAATTGTAAACACATGACATGCGTCGAAGTATGTCCTGTTGATTGTTTTTACGAAGGTGAAAACATGTTAGTAATTGACCCCAATGAATGTATTGATTGCGGTGTATGTGTTCCCGAATGTCCAGTAGATGCTATTATTGGCGATAATGAACCAGGATGGGATCCTAACAGAATAAAAGTACTAGAAATACATAATGAGAAATATGCTCAAAGGTGGCCCAACATTACTGAAGCAAGAACGCCACCTGAAGATGCAGAAGAATGGGCAGGAGTAGAAAATAAGATGGATTTATTTAGTGAGGCACCTGGTGATGGAGACTAAATTAATATCGCCGTGCATATCCGAATGTGATAACAATGGTGACTTTTGTCCTGCGTGTGGACGCACAATGGAAGAAAAGTTTGAATGGAAAGGTGGCGCAGATATAACTCGCCAAAAACAAATTTTGGAAAACAGTGCAAGCCGTTTACCAAGACAAGACTTTGAGTACTGGGAGGAAATGTATGAACTCAAAGTTGCTGAGAAAACAAGAGAATAATAATATGGCTACCCGAAACGATATTACTGGAGACAGTATACAATCAAAAAATAATTCTAAAAAATTTAGAGATAATTATGATGCAATCTTTAAGAAAAAAGATTTCAAACATAAGCAACAAGATATGACCGAACTTAACAGTGATGGGAATAGAGAACGTGGACGCTACGGCGAAGATTTAAAAAAGGAAGATAAATGACATCCGTAAAATTAGTATCATATAGTAAAGCAACAGACGAGTTTGCATCACAAGGACTAACTGACCTACAAGAACTAATTGCATTTTGTGCCAAGGTATCAAATCCTGCCTCACAAATTAATACAGAAACAAGCGAACGTTTAATTAAATATCTAATTAAACATGCACATTGGTCACCATTGGAAATGGTCAATGCTGTATTAGAAATTGAAACTACAAGAGATATTGCACACCAAGTTGTGCGCCATCGTAGTTTTGCTTTTCAAGAATTTAGTCAGCGTTATGCTAATCCAGAAGAAATGGGAGATCAGTTTGTTATACGTGAAGCAAGATTACAAGATACAAAAAATAGACAAAATAGTGTTGAACTTGATTTAGAAAATGCCGATCATGCCGCAATAGCTGATAGATGGGTACAAGAACAACAAGATGTAATATGGCGATCACAGCAAGCATATAACTGGGCAATTGAAGCAGGTATTGCAAAAGAACAAGCTCGTTGTGTACTACCTGAAGGATTAACTAAAACAAGGTTGTATATGAACGGTACAATCCGTAGTTGGGTACACTATATTGAGTTACGTGGTGCTAATGGTACACAGAAAGAGCATATGGATATTGCACATGCTTGTGCAAAAGTTATTGCTGAAATATTTCCGTTGGCCGAAGATTTGTGTTAGGACATAGTTACTACGGTGACAAAGTACTATTTGGCCACGATCAGTTTAAATACGAAAAAAAATATGCTTGGTGGCCTACACGTAGTGGATCTAACAAACGTATATGGTTAAAGCCGTATTATATCCAGCATACTTACTATGACGATAATGGTAAGCCTCCTATTAAAGGATTAAGTTGGGAATACATTTATACTCTTAACGAATTTCTTATATTGCAAATAAAGGGAGCGTAATGCTCCCCTTACTTTGTTTAGCTATTCATCTCCATATAGTTGTAGTATTTCTTTAACAGCATTATGTCTTTCAATGTCTCCTTGTTCGAAACGGACTATGTCCAAATGATTTGCCTTGGAGGCTTCTAGTAGTTTTACAAAGTCTAGTAAGCCGTTTTCTTTCGGTCTATCAGCCTGAGCTAAGTCGCCTGTGACTGCCATTCTAGATCCGTCTCCTAACCGTGTAAGTAACATTTTCATCTGATTTGGCGTAGCATTTTGCATTTCATCTGCCAGTATGTAAGAATTTTTAAATGTTCGTCCACGCATAAATGCTAATGGAGCAATCTCAATTATGCCTTCTTCGATCATGCCTTCAATTTCTTTTGCATTAAAGTATTCTCTCAGAACATCAAATATTGGTCTCGTCCATGGAGCCATTTTTTGTTCTAACGTGCCTGGTAAAAACCCTAAATCTTCGTCGACCGATACTGCTGGTCTTGTTACGATGATTTTATCAATAGCACCTTCTTTAAAAAGTTTAACCGCTACTTGCACAGCCAAAATGGTTTTGCCTGTTCCTGCTGGACCAATTCCGAAGACTATGTCTTTCGTAGGATCTAACAGTCTTAACACGTAGGTTTCCTGGTTTAAGTTTCTTGGAAGTATGTTTACTGAAGTTTTCTTTTGATAAATGTTAATGTCTACTACATTGTTACTGTAGTTGTTTACGCTTTGTCTCTGACGAGACTTTCTTTTTGCACCCATTAAGTCCTCCCTATGGATTTATTAAGTAAGGTAATGTACGGGACATTGCCCTACAAAAATATTTAGTCTTTTCCTACAAGGTAAAAATACATTGTTAACTGCTTTAAACCGATAAATAAGTATACAAAGATATCAAGGATACTAACATGCAAGACATAATGAACATTGTAAAGAACATTGATAGCATCTATAACAGTAACACTTCATTTAATATCCTAAAGGATTTTGAACGTGTTCTAGACGAATTAGATCTATACGTATACAAAAATTGGCAGGACGGCGAACTATGTGCTGGTCCTAAAGTAGATAGACATTGGGTAACATGTTCTTTTATGTGGGATAAGCAAGATATGCCAGACCCAATGGGCGGCAAGCGTTTATTAGATTATGACTGTAAAGTGTCCTATAGTAAAGATTATCTCATTCAACCACGTAAAATTAAAGTACCAGATGATATTCGTCCTGGGACTAAAGTTAAAGGAAAACTAGATAGAAAAGATATTTGGGTAGTAGAAATACAGATGCCAAAGAAACTTATAATGGATATTTACGGTGGTAGTTTTAGTACAAATGAATATCAAGAAGAACCAGCTGTAGCACCCGATATTGCATCACAACCGCAAACAGCAGACGAAGCTGTTCCAGCAGCTCCAGAAGGAGAGACAGTATAATGGGATTACAAGCAGGCGATTTAAAAAATATGATGTATGACATCTTTGAAGTTGATTCATATGCATCTAAAATGGGTGATGACAAAAATATTGTTACGCTAAGTTTCAGTGTAAAAGCAAAAGAAGCTGCAGATGACTTAATGAACTTTTTAGAAAAAGGATATTCATTTGTGTTAGATTCAGATGCAACACCCGGAGAACAAAGCGACGGTACTCATAAAGTGTTTGTTGAAATGGAAAGAAATAACGACATCCATGATAACATTTTAGAAATTATTAGCGGTGTTAAAGAGTTAGCAGAGATTGATGATTTTAAATTCCGTTACTATAAAGGATTTAAATCAAAACCAGTAAGTGAAGAAGAACTAGTAGCAACTATACCTAACGATCCAGAAAACTATGGTCTAAGAGTAGACGAAACAAATTTAGACAACTATAAAAACTTCTTTAACAATAGCTTTGTTGAAAGTGTTGAGATGTTAGAAAATAAATTATCAATACGTAAAGCATTTGCAGACCCTATCCACTTTGAGTTTATCGACTTTGATGATAGAAACAAAGTGTACTCAACTATTGGCGGTACCTTAGATATAATGGAATCATATGCAGAAATGCTCTATTTGACCAAATACTTAGGTGACTACAACATAAGTAAGTATGGAGACAAACTTGTCTTTGAAAACAAAGATAAGGCTCTCGTTTTAAAAAGGATATAACATGAGTTTTGAACTACAAAAAGAACAGTTAGCACAGCTAATTCCAGGTAATAAAGATGTTGACTCTTGGCACACAGCACTAGTTGCTATTATGCCTAAGTACGATATAAACACTGCAAGACGTGCAGCACATTTTATAAGCCAATGTGCCCATGAAAGTAATAACTTTCGTAGTTTATCTGAAAACTTAAATTATAGCGAAAAATCACTTAATGCTGTATTTGGTAGATACTTTGGAACAGGCGTTCATCCAGCAGGACATACAAGACGTAATGCTGCTGAGTACGCTCGTAATCCAGAAAAAATTGCAAACTATGTATACATGGACGAGTTTCGTAAATACAAAATGGGCAATACAAATGACGGCGATGGTTGGTTATTTAGAGGACGTGGACTAAAGCAATTAACAGGACGTGAAAACTATACACGTTTTGGTAAAACAGTTGACATGACAGCAGAACAAGCTGCTGAATATGTTGCAACACCAAAAGGTGCTGTTGAATCAGCATGTTGGTTCTGGGACGCAAACAAATTAAATTCAATTGCTGATACTGATGACGTTGTAAAAATGACTAAGAAGATTAATGGTGGTAACATTGGTCTTGAGTCTCGTCAACAACGCTATTCAAAAGCAATGGAAGTATTTGGTAGTCCAGTAAGTATTGTAGAAGATACCGGCAATGATGACTTTGATGTAGATGACATTGGTGTACTACGTAAAGGCTGTCGTGGCGAAGGTGTTAAAATGATGCAAGAAGCACTAGGTGTAGGAGCAGACGGAGTGTTTGGTCCTGGTACAGAACGTGCATTAAAAGAGTGGCAAGCAAGCAAAGGCCTTACAGTAGATGGTATTGCTGGACCTGCAACACTCGGAGAACTTTTAGGGTAGGAAACTATGTGGAAAGAACAAGTTATGGAAGTACTGAAAGGTCATTTCGGTACTAAAAAAGAGATCACTGAATCAAGTCACTTCTTAGATGACTTAGATGGTGACGATTTTGATATTGTAGATGTTACTGTACAGGTATGCGAAAAGTTAGATATTAATATACCTGAAGAAGAAACATTTGAACTAGAGACTGTGCAAGATTTATTAGACGCTGTGGAGAAACACGTTGTTTAGTAGTTTGCGTATAGCATTAATATTAGTAGTGTTGGCAAGTGCCGGCGGTGGTATTTTATATGTTAAGAAATTACAAAATGATCTTGACACAGCAAAAGGAAATATCATTAAACTTGAAGATGGTATTAACGAACAAAAGGCTGTAATTGCACAACAAGAAGCAGACTTTGAAGCCATTACTAGTATACGCAATGACCTTGAAGATGTAAATAGAATGTTAGAGACAGCAAATAGAAACTTAAATGAAAAATTTAACAAACTAAATGCTTCCGGCGAAAGAAGAGACATTGGTGCATTGTCAACATCAAGACCAAAGTCAATAGAAAGAATATTAAATAAAGATGAAGTTAATGAAAGACGTTGTTTTGAAATTATACAAGGTGCTGAATTAACTGAAGAGGAACTAAATGCTACAAAGAAGTCAAAGATCAATACTGTTTGTCCTGAGCTTGCTAATCCTAACTACATTACTTACTAGTTGTAGTACGATTCAGCCATTAGAAGTTTTTAAGACAGAAGTAGAAAGACGACCTCTTAACCTCCCATTACCTGCACCAGCGGAATTAGAACAAATTCGTTGGATAATAATTAATAGAGAAAATGCAGAAGAAGTATTTACAGACTTAGAAAGCAAAAACATTGATCCTGTTATAATAGGATTAACAGACGAAGACTACGAAAACTTCAGAAAAAACTATG